TCTCTTCTGATTTGACTTATCTCTCTTTCAGTTAACCCTTTAAGCTCTAAAGGTATTCCTAGTCTTTCTACAATAACTGTTACCTTAGGAACTTCATGTGTCCCCATTAATTTACTTAATATGTCTTTTTCCTTCATTTCTAATATGTTTGTTCCATTAGTTTTATTATCCATAATATATTCCTCCTAAAATTTTAATTAATAATATAAGCAAGGAGTACTCCCCCCTTGCTCCATAGTTTTTTATTGTACTTCTATTGGATCAACTAACTCATAATTATCAAAAGTAAAAGGTGTTTCAGTTTCAACAACTTCTCCACCTTTAAATCCTACTAAACTTACTTTACTAGCTTTACAATTTATTAATCTTATTCTTTCAAAACCATATGCTTCAGGATCTTCTAACGTTGCTAGTATTTCAAACTTAGAAAAACCTAACTGAATCATCTTTGAAGATACTTTAAACCCTTTTATTGTACCTGTACCTTTCTTAGCACCATTTTTATGACCTGTCCACTCACTGCCGCATGTTACTATTTCTTTTTGTTCGATTTCAACATCAGCGGTACACTCATTTACATTATTTTGCCATTCTCCATCAATGAAGATCTTTCCATAGGTACCATTACATACCCTACTTGCATCTAATTCTCCTGCCATTTATATCACTCTCCACTCTATACTATTTAGTTACATTTCCAGTTCCGTAGATTCTCTTAATAACATCAATGTATGTTGCACTCCATTTCCAGAAAAACTCATCACTAGCGGCTGTAGCTTGTAAATCCTTATCTACTTCAACAGTAAAGTCAGGTACAATTACCTCGGCTTTAGCTAAAGTTTCAAAGTACTGCTTTAATGCACATAAAATTAATGCCCTTCCTGTATCATCATTAGGAGTTTTTCCAATAAAGTCTTTTCTCTTAAGAGATGTATCACCGTCAACCGCATTCATAAATTTAATTGCTCTAATCGACCCGAATACATCTGTTTTTTCATCAGTATAATTCTTAAATGTATTAACATCATCTACTACAATTACTGTATCCGTATCTTTGGCTAATACTAAAGTCCCAGCTGCTAATGCTGTTTCTATTTCTGTTTTAGCAAGTCTTGGTTGTATATCGTCAAATATAGTTACCTCATTACAAATACTTTCTTTTAAGCTCTTACCAGTTGCTAATGCTGCTATATAAACTGCAATCTCAGCTTGTGTATATTCAACCCCTTCATAAACGCCATGGCCAAAAACATTAACTACGTCTTCACAATCGAATTCCTTTGACTTTGAATTTGCCTGTACAATATCTTCATTAGAAAGTCCACCAACAAAGGCAATTATGTTATTACCTTCTTCTTTATTTTTAATTACCCATGCCTTAACACTTATTTGAAGTGATTGGTCTGTTACTCCATCAAGAACAAATCCATCCATTCCATAGCCTTCAAATACAGTCATAGCATCTAAATAATGCTGATTTGTAATTCCTGCTGTACCATCATTTCCACCAGTTAGTGGTGCATTTGATATATCAGCTAATGTTCCTGTAGCTCCTGCAATTGTTGTCGCTTTAATGCATTCATTTTCAACATTTGCATTTATATCAGCAACAATTTCATCGATAGTTCCGCTTAAGGCACTCATAGAAAGTAATTGTTTGGTATCTTCAAAAAGCAATATATCCTTTTTTGAACTATCTGCTATATTCGTCCTTACAGTTATATTAAATTTTCTTGTTGTAGGATAAATAGTTTCTATTTTCATTACATCAGCAGGTGATGATTCACTATTTTTTAAAGTTAAGCTTGCAACCTTTTCTGATCCATCTGTAAGCCTATATAATAAAACTTGTTTTGGCTCTCCAAGTAATGCTAATCTACCTAATTTGTAAGCAGTATAGTTTGGATCTTCCCCAAAAAGCTTCTTTAAATTTCTTTCTGCAGTAGAATTTACTGCAATAGCTGTAACAGTATTTACTGGTCCCCAGTTGGCTTTAACTGGCATAGCTAAAATACCATGAATACCAGTTCCTATTCTTGCCTCAGCATTATTTTTAAATCTGTTGTACCACCCTGGTATCGTTGGCCTGTTCTTTTCATCCCATACTCCTGTTGCCATTATTTATCAACCTTCTTCCCTAAGAATTTTTTTATTGTGCCTACAAATTCAGTCTTAGTCACTACTGTTACGTAAATAAAATCAGCAAAAGTCAATAGAAAAGTTATAGAATAAGTACCATAAATTACTTGTAGAAAAAAACATCCCCCTGTTGTTTGATTGAAGTAGTTAAAAAGCAATCAAAAGGAGGATGTTCTATGATTAAAAATGATATCACAAATTTTGAATATTTAATAGACCTTTTGTCAGAAGAAGATATTGTTAAAATAGCCGAAAAATACAAGGGTGATGAGCATACGAAGTCATTTTTTACAAAGAATCACCTTAAGTTATTTATGTTTTCTGAAATAATGGCACTGAACTCCTTACACGACATGAAATCAGCAATGAAACATGATGAAAATTTGAATAAAATTGTGCCAGAAGTTTCTTGTTCGACCATTTCAAGAAATGATAGTGAAAGAAATCCAGAAACTTTTGTTGAGATATTTAAATTAGCAGTAGAAAAATTGTTATTAATGCCAAATAAATTTTCATATGGAAATAATAAAGATTTTGGAACTATAAAAATACTGGATTCATCAACAGTAACAGTATCATTAAAACTATTTCCATGGGCAGATTACAAATCCGGAATTGGTGGAATTAAAATGCATACGTTATTTGATTTAGCACATTTAGCACCAGAAGAAGTAAAATTTACCGAAGCACAAGTGCATGACGTTAATGTTTTAAGCGAAATGGTTAAAGATTCAGGGGTAACTTATTTATATGATAGAGCTTATGTTAAATATAAAGAAGCTGATAACCAAACATTAGATGGAATATACTTTATTTCAAGATTGAAATCAAATGCGGTTATTACAGCAATTGAAGAAAATACACTTCCTAAAGGAAGTGCGGTATTAGAAGATAAAACAGTCATACTTGGAAGTGGTAAAACTAAGATGAATACTAAGGTGCGTATAATACTTGTAATGGATGAAAGAACACAAAAAACATTTTATATTGTTACCAATAGATTTGATTTAACTGCTGATGAAATAAGTGAATTATACAAATTGCGTTGGAAAATTGAACTTTTCTTTAAATTTATAAAAGGACATATGAAGATAAAGCATTTTTATGGAAATAGCTACAACGCAGTAAAAACACAGTTATTTATTGCAATGACAACTTATTGTCTTTTAATGTTATTCAAGTTAAAAAATAATTTAAACTGTGCACTTCTAGAGTTATTAAGAGCTGTAAGACATGCTCCTTGGGGATTCTTCAATGATTTGATAAAATTATTAAAAAAAAATGTACAAGTCAAGAAAACAAAAACAAGAGAAAAAGTTGATTGGAATAATGAATATGAAATTGTGTTAAATGAATATTCTGTTTCTGATCCGTGGTATGATTTTCATAAAATGCTTATATAACCAAATTAAAATGGAATATTAATCCATTTTATAAGGTGGCGTTTTTTTAAATTTTCAGATTACCATATTAAAGAAAATAATCCATTGAAATATATATTTACACTGAATATATAACCATTTCATAAAAATATTCTCAGATAGTATTGTCTTAAATTAACAATTGACTTTTTGAAAATATTTTTATGCAACAGTAGTGAGTCTTAGTCATTTCAGAAACTGTTGCATTAAAAAAAGCACCTGCTACTACTTCCTTTTTGTAGCCAAGTGCCTTAGCATTATTTATTAAATCTTGTAACGAATATTTCATTTCAGTTTGCACTGGTTGCTTCGCTGGTTCAGTTGCTGTAACAGCTGCAGTAACTTTAGTTTCCTGAGTTTTTACACTTTTATCTTCAGTAACATTTACAGTATTATCTGCCATGTTAACCCTCCTTGCTTAACTTTCCTCTACTATGTATCTTATCGATAGTAGGCCCTTCTTTCATTTGTACCATTTTTCTTCTAAAAAACTTAACTGTTAATTGCCCTTTTGAGAGCATATCAGCTTCCCTATCTTCACTTATACTTTCTATTGTTAGATAACGCTTATCTGCTAAATCTAAAGGTATTTTTAAGTCAGAAATAAGATTATCCTCTAAATTATCTAGTAACTTATTAATTTCATTTTTATTATTACTAGCAATATGACATACAAGTGTTTTACTTTCTTTTATAAGAGAATAATTTTCTCTTTCTTTGCTCTGGCTTTTTACCCTCCATAAAATTGAAGGCACCTGAAAATTCTTTTTCCAAGTATTAAGATATACCATAGTATTCGTAATTCCTTTAGTATATTCATTTAAAGCATCAAGCCAAGTATCAGTATTAATTTCATCTTCTTCATGCAATGCTATAACAGAGAATTTCAGTCCTCTTGCTATAGCATCCCACTCTTCATCAACAACATCTTGACCTATTGCTCCACCAAAAATACAAGTAAAAATTTCATTTGTCTTTAAATCAGTTATTACTTGCATGTCTAGTGATTTAATTACTTCATCTGCTAACAAATCCAAATTTCTAAAAGTAGTTCTAGATTCATAAAGCCAAACTTCAATAGTTCTTTTAAATCCAATTATTTCTCCATTATCAGTATCGTCTCCTTGTAAAACTACAGCATAAGGTTTTTGTGTATCCTTTGTAGGAACTGTAGGTTCATAACAATTATTAAGTTCTGAAATTGAATTTAATAATTGTTGTCTAATCCCTGCTCTCATTTAATATTTAATCACTCCAATAATCTATAATAGTATTTTTTATTCTTTCCTTATTATTTAGCATTGTATCTTCTATTGTATTAAATCCTTCAGTTCCTGGATGATTAACTTGTTTTACTGGATGTGCTGCGCCTTTCCAGTAAAGAGCTTTTTTATTTTTAGGCCGTATAACATGTGGCGGAGAGCCTTCTTCAAGATATTCTCCA